ATTTTGATAGCTTTTAATGCTGGTTTGGAATTAAGGGATGAGATTGAGAACCCATACCAGTCTGCTTTCTTCTCTGAAACTATCTGTTCATATTCCTTCCAGCTTGATAACATTCTCATATCAATCAGTTCAACATCAGCAACCGCAGATGCAGCAGTTGCAATAGATGCCAGCCCATGACTTATCCAAACAGCTTCACCGCCATACATATTAATATCACCATTAAATCCACATATTCCTATTGCTGGATAAACAAATACTATTTTCATTTTCCCAAGATACCTTTTACATTCCTCATAGCATCAGCATGAAGATCAGCTTCACGTTCATTAACCATCTTTTCTCTTGGATCATCATAGTGCTCATTTGGATCAACACACCACATTATGTTGTTTTGAAACCCACAGTTCATACACCTGAGCCAAGTGAATCTTGAAGGGTCTCTAATCGCTCCCAGTATCTCCTTGCACTTCACACACCTTGCTATGAACATTTTCTACCTCCTCTGCAACTACGTTTATACCAGCAGCTTGCATAAATGGAACTGCACTAGCTGGCATCCATTTTCCCATATTATATTTGTTTGCCATCTTCCAGACCTCAAATCCCGCAGTTATTTCATCTATTCCTGCATGTTGAACAATAATATCGGAATCACACCATAGCTCAATACCAGCATTTATGCATTTCTGTGAAAAGTATTGATCAGTTGCACCAAATCCATTTATCTTCCTGAAAAAATCAAACCATGGTTCAGTTATTCTTTCAAATACCGATGTTTTAATTAAAGTGAATTGAAATGGAACCATATCAACTTTTCTTAGTCCAGTCTGAGGATTAAGCAAAACAGACCCAGGGCCTAGATAATCAGTCCATGCTACATTTTTATGCTTTTCTCTTTTCATAAATATTGTTGGGAAATGTGGAAAATGTCTTGCATAGGCATATGCAGCTATTACATCCTTGTCATGATTGACCAGCTTTCTCAAAGCTCCATCAGGTACTGCTGTTGTATCATCTTCTATGAACAATATATGTGTAAACTCATTTTCCATGGCATGACGAGTAAGAGTTTCCTGAGCCATTTGAAGTGGCATTCGCCACGCATCTTTGTAATCAATGGATTCAGGAGGCCCGTCCCATCCCTGAAACAGTTTTGCCAGAGATGGGACGAACGCATTACCATCAGAACCTCTTTGGTTGTAATCAATCGCACAACATGCAACCAAGATTTTCATAAGGTCTCCTTTATGGACTGATTTTCCACATAACTGGAGTAGCCTGATCAGCCGTTCCAGCATTGATGGCCTCACCCAGTATAACAGAATGTGTAGCTGCTGCCACTGTGGTTATTCCTGAAATATAACCAGCAGTACCTGCACTTCTTGTCACTCCACCGCCTGCTGCTACAGGATAAGTGGTATCAGAATAACCAAGTCCTAATCCCCAAGTTTGTCCCCAGCTATAGTAATTAGCTGTAACTACCATAACAGACACACCAGCAACAGCACCAGTAGCAGTTGTCGGAGCAACAATAACATCCTTGTAAGGGTTTCTTATTAGACAACATGAAGCAGTTGATCCCAATGCTACTTTTATTGGATCATATAGATTCATAGTGAAAGCTGAGTTACTGCTAATAGCCGTATGACTTTTGATCTGATACTGATAACCCTGGCCAGCACCAGTCCTAATACCAATAAACCCATCAACACAAGCAGTAACTTCAATGTTCGTATCTACTACTGAAGTACCCGCAGTTGCAGAGCAACCAATTTGAGTAACACCCGCTGAATAAGCAGCTGCTGGTTTGACAGAATTATCCCAACCAGTTGATAATACAGTAGTCTGAAACAGCTTACTTGCAGCTAATGCAGACCCACCGTTCTGGAAATATCTGTAAATACGACCATCAGCCCATGCCATTCTTGTTCCTAGAGGACATTTCTGAGTAGAACTTTCATCATAAATGTCATCAAGTATTGGGATGTGACCATCCGTAGAACATATCCTATTAGTTGTAACCATTATGATCACCTCCCCTTAAGCCGTGATGCCAGTTAATACACCTTGCCCGACTGATCGTTCAGTCACAAGCTGCAAAGTGCATGTTAACTGCATTGCACGGGTATGTGGTTGATTTATAGATTCTTTCCAAGGTGTTGGAGTGAAATCATACTTTGGATCAATTACAAGATAGAATGTATCAAGGTTAATCATGTAATTGTAACCAGCAGTACATTGCGGTGAGAAGAAGATAGGAACACCAAGGAATTCGATGTTCTTAAACTTCACATCACCTGTTTTTAACTGATTGACAATTCTGAACTTCTGCTCAATACATTGAGAGTAGAGTTCAAATGATGTCTGGTCAGTTACCATCATTGATGGTTCCCACATCCTTCGACCTTGTGATATCGTGTAAAATAATGTTGATGTATCATTAATCAGGTTAACAAGAGCAGGAGTTGATGTTGCTTTGTAATGACTAGCCCACCATGTTTCCGTGCTTCTGCTATAACCTGCTGGATACGTATTATTTGATTTTCCACCAGAGCCAGTGTAGTAATGAGAATCCTGCAATCCATATGGAGATAACCCTGACTGAGCAGCAAAAAGAGCTTCTTCAAAATCATCAGCCATTGTAAGTTTAGTTGTGTTCAGTTTTGAATCAACTGCCCTTCTTAATGCTGCCTTACCAGAATTCTTCTGATCATTTACCCATTTTCTCGTAATATTGATTGCATAGTAAGCCCATGGATATCTTACTAAGGTATCAGGATCAAAATCTTCAAGCGATACCGATCCGTCCTCCCCTAACCAGCTACCAGTGGGATTTTTGCCTTTCACTACAGGAATTTCGAGATAAAGACCGCCTGTCCATCTGATGATTCCGCCTTTCTGTTTAAGCTGCTCGTAGAAAGGTGTGGCATCAAATATATTGTCAACTATCTCTTTCTTTCTGTTAGTGAGAGTATGGGTATAATACGTATCAACTGATTCTGTGAATGTAATAGCCATACTAAATCACCACCTTATCTTTCTTTACCATTTATTCTGGTAAATTCTGTAAACCCGATTTCTCTAATGCATCTTCATGTGCTTCATCCGCAGTCATTTCTTTTGGTGGCTCATTCCCAAACCAGAATCCAGGCTTTTCTCCAGCAGATGACTTTTTCTCAAATTCTTCCAGTTTCTTCTGTGCATCTGAAAGCTGTGATTTGAGAGCATTTACATCTTTCAATGCAATATTCCCCTGTGCCATTTTAATAATCTCATCAAGTGATTTATCAGGAAACTGTTTTGATAGTTTATAAGCTTCTGGTTTAACTTTCTGTGCAAAATCAGGATCACGTTCGTAATCCTTAACCTTTATCCTATCAACTGTTTCTGCTAATCTAGTCATTTGATCATTAATACTGGCACTCACATTAGTGAGATACTGCTGAAGCTGCTTTTGTGTAACAGGCTTATCAGGTTCTTGATTTTGCTGATCTGCCTTTGGTTTGGGTTCACTTTCGTAGCCTTGTGATGCAGACTGTGATTGCACACTGCTTAAAATATCGTTTAGTTCACGGGTTTCTGTCAGCATCCGTTCCATTTCGGACTGCCGTGTAGCCAAATCACCAACAACACCTTTGATAGTATTAAGACTATCCATGATGCTTTTGGTATCTATTTGACTTTGTCCACTACCCTCGGTTGATGGACTTGTTCCACTTTTTCCATTAGTCGTTGAGTTTTCTGGTGACATAATTCCTCCTTTGTCGGATGTCCCTCCTGACCTAAGTCCTTGTGATCGTATGGCAGTCCTGGCTTGCTTATGCCATCAAGGAATTCCTCAGGCCATGGTTTGTTCCATGGAGTCCATCTTTTTAAACATTCCTGTTTAAGATGTTCTGGACTCTTTATCCAAATTGGTTTGCTATCAATATGATGCCAATAGCCAGGAGTGAAGGTATGCAATGCTGGTGATTTTCCATTGCTAATGAGCTTTACACATTCACCTTCACATTTAATGCATTTCATGTTATGACGGTTCTCCACTGAGTTTAGTGCTTCAAACTTATGACCGCATTGTGTGCATTCGTAATCGTAGATCATCGCTGTTCCTACCAAAAAGAAAGCCCATTATCGTAGAAGCTCGTGGCCACGATAACGGGCTTATATTCTTAGTAGCTAACTAAGAGTTACTTTTTGGTTAGTTTATTTATCTATCGTCCTACCTGTCCTTCACTTCCAACTCCAACCATCTGTCTTCCCGCTGCTTGCATCTGAGGAAATTGATTTGCAAACTGCCGAATACCCATTGGTTGATATGGATTCCCACCAACTCCTTCCCGTGGTTCAAATTTCCTGAAATTAAGCCAGCTATATTGAGAAAGGATAACTTTTCTTATCTGTAACGCTGCATCAGGATACATCTGCTGGAACATCTGATCTTGTGACATTATATTGAGAAGCTCCTGTGCTTCCTGAAGTTTCCGTTCTCTTGTAATTGGTGCCATATCATCAACACCAACCTGGAGAAGATATGCACTTTTGATATCACTTCCGCTGAATTCTACCCAGTATGAAACAAGATCAGGCCCGATTACCTGTTCTACCCGTTTACGAGTCCAGTGTTTAAATACAATCTCATTTTCCTTTGTCATTATTCGTTCAATAAACCGAGCCATCTTTTCCCGTTTCTCATAATCCCTTCCGCCTGCTTGTGCCATTACTTTTTCAGTTTCATATTTAGTAATATGAGTTTTTCCAACATGCTCACCCATATAAGGTTTAGATTTACCTGTTATCTCACGAATACTTTCCCTGCGATCATGTTTCTCATCTAACAGATTAGTTGGTGGTGGTGCTAGTTGAAGAGTAGTTATAATTTGCCTGATATCCTGTCCTACTGACTGATCTATTGGAATACCCATAACTGGTTCAGGCCCAAGAAGTTTTGTCATTTCAGATTGACTAATTGCATCTTTAAGATAAAGAAACCGTACCTGCTGGAATCTACGAAATGCCCGTTGTTGATCATTGATATCGTTTATCTCCTGCTGATGCCCTTCATAATACCTTACTTCTGGAATCCCCCAAAACCATACAGGGTCTTTAACAAATTGAATAACTTCTGCTGGAAGTCCCAGTTCAGTTTGGAGATTATCATCTTCTTTTCTTAAGAATTTGTTGCATCCATCTGCAATAACAAATACTTTACCGCTTCTTCTATCATGAATCTGCCACATGAATACTGGTTGCAGTTCTTGTGGTGCGGTACTGCTCTCAAATTTATTATCACCAAGAGAGGGATTGAACTCATCACCATATCCAGATGCTTGAACTTCATCACGGGCAGCTTGGCTATATTTGCTGTCTGCTTTTACATCACGAAATGGGCGAGATACTCTGAATGCAAACCAGGGTGCTTCGCTGAATCGTGATATTCCCCATGGAACAATAAAATGATCGGGTAAACATCGCATACACCACGGCATTCCCCGTTGGATAGTTGATTCATATTCAATAAGTCTGAATTTGCTATCATACTGGCTCAATGATTCACCATATTCACGTGACCCTTCTGACTTTAGGGAATAACCATATTGACTGTTATATCCAAGAACTATAGTTCCAGTTCCACATGTTCCTATATCAATTAAGATGTCTCTGCATTCATCATTAAGTCCTTGCTGATATGCAAGCCTGTTATCAATTGCTTCAACAACATATGCAAATGGCTCATAACCATTTCTTAACGCTGTTACTGTTATATGAGGGAAATTGAACAGAACTGATGGGGATTCAGATGATAAGGATGCATAGATGAGGTTATCATTTACCTGTCCTGTTTGGAATGCATGACGATAGTAATTCCTGTATGCAGGCCAGCTTGCATCATCACCAACCTGCTTTCTGAATGCAAGTCCTCTTTTAATCTCTCCTCGCCAGAACTCCATTTCATCATTTTTGTTTGGTGCGCTGCGTAATGCTCTCAATGGATTTGCCATAATTCTAATCCTTCAATGCTTTAGATGCAGATGATTGTTTTTTAGTCTTAACATGACCTGCATGAGATTTTCCTGATTTATCATAACAGATATGGATATATCTTCCTTTTGATAATGATTTAGTTCTTACTCTTCCACCAGATGAAACACATTTATCGAAATCCTTAGGCACGATAATCCTCCTCTAATAAGTTCCTTCTCATCATTGGATTCTTATGAGAATAGATAAACGATGTCTGCCGTGCTTCATTTATTCTTCTATGAATATCTGCTAATGTGTTTTCCTTTATTGGCTGTTTAATCTGCTCAACTGATGTTGGCCATGCATATCTCATAAGATAGGATAGGGCATCTATTAAATCTTTCCATCTGTATGCAGGATAGCCAACCAGTTGTTTATAGAGTTCTGATTCCCTCATATTGGATGGCATGAACACTTTCCGAGCACCAAATGGTTTTGCAAGCATCTCAATTCTCATCTCTTTTGTCTGACGGTTATCAACTTTCATTCCCGTAACATTAAACCATACCCTTCGTTCGTCCATTTCCCGTTGTAGAAGGATTGCAACTGTTTTCTGAAACCCTATATCTTCTATTCCAACAAAGTATGGCTTATGAATAAGATAATATTTGAATATTTCTGAAATAAATGAGGTTTTTGAGGAATGAATAAGCGGATACTGGCCAGCTGAGAAGTCTCTTATATACCAGTTATAGTCCTCATCAACTGATACAACTACTATTGCTCTCTGGCATGCTGTTTTTGCTTCTGATATTGCAGGATCGCAGAGCATATATGTTCTCATTGGCTTTCGAGGAACAGTAGAATACCATTGAATCCAGTCAGGATTGATAAGCTGAGTACCAGAGGGTAGGGGATCGTTAAGAAATTGAGCAGAAAAGGTAAGCGTTCCTTTGACAAGCTCTAATTGTCTTAGTTTTTCAGTTGAATATATCTCTGGAAATGTTGATTCTTTTATTCCATCTTTT